CTGAGGGCTCCACCAGTCGAACTTTACTGGTACGAAACGTTTATGTTCCGGGCACGGTTATCAGCCGGCTGCGGGCCACGTCTCTTGCGACCATTCCCAAGTAAGATTTTGACCGTCTCAAACTCGAGTAGACCAGACTTTCCATAGACGCCTTCACCAAATGGAGAATAACCCTCGACGTCTGCGGGATCTTTGCCCAAAATGGGCAGTGGATTCAGTCCACTTTCATCCCCCGCTCTAACGAAATCAATTAGACCACGATAGTCAGGATGCCGCTTACAATTTTCCAACTTCATTATTGTATTCAACGTCCAGTAGTCCTTGACACTCATTCCCAGCTTCTCCGCATCTACGCCGCGTTCTGCAAACAGAATACGACCTAGCATCCGATTTGTCGACATCACTGCCTGATAGCCATGCTGTTCCCTAAAGTGTCTTTGCAGATAAGAAGCCTCGTCAGGGCTCATTCCGCTTTTGTCGACATTAAGTACTAAACCATAACGTTGATAAATATCTGACAGATCCGAAGGCTCGCACAAATCATTCAGAAGGTAAAGTCCGTCGTCGCCATTCTGGTACAAAGCAAAATAGCTAACTCGCAGTTCCTTAAATGCGTACCTCGCCATCACTCTAAATCCAAGGATCTCGAGCATGTTAGTGAATCCCACTCCACTTGGGAGACCGTGAATCCCCTTGTAAATACCATCAGGTGTTAGGAGGTCACCCGCTGAATAGTAGTCATAGATAGATCTCAGGTACTGGGGATCTACCTCTACGAGCTGACCAAGCATCCACAGAGTTAACTGTTGCCATTTGGGCCCAAACGTGGCGTCAGCCTGACCCAGATCAAGGCTGAATTTGAAGCGCGCACGCGGCAGATCACGTTTAAGCTGGCTTTCCAGTGCATCTATACCTAACAGGTGTGAAAACTGTTCATTTCTGGACAGCTTGGCTAACAATGGCTGAAGTACACAGATCGAAGCGAACGATTCCGCGTGGTCTGCTCCCCACACAGGTCTTTGCTTTGAATCCTTCCTTTCTGGACCTCCGGGTTGAACCCTTTTGAACATCATGAAAGGATACAAATTTACGTCTTTTCCTTCTAACAGAAGAGAGGCTCGTCTCAGATAGTGCCCTATCACCTTTTCCGTCCACGTACTCGTCACGTAGGGGAATCCAAGATTAGTGCCTTTTCTACTCATTCTGTAGCCATCAAGTATTGACAAGGGACGTAATCGAGTGCCAATGATTTTCATTAGCGAGAAAAGCTCCTCATTCACCGCTTCTAAGAATCTGGGTTCCCGTTCCCACCACCGATCGTTCCAATCCTGCGGCGCATGTGTATAATAATTTCCCAGGTTACTATTCCATTCGTCGAAGGGTCTGTTGTAAAACGGACCAACTTTCTTGATCTCAATGTTTTCCAGGTCAGCGAACGTCGGCGACACTTTTCGACGATTCCAGTTAGCCACAACAGCAAACGGATCAATGTCACCAAATAGCGGAGTGCGGTAGCCAGTGTCATCACTAGTAGCGATGCGTCTGTGAATCGCCATAGCAGTTGTGAAACCAGGAAGGCTGCTGAGCGCACCGACAGACGAAATATGGTATCCCATATCATGTAGTTCTG